TTTTTTTTGCCTAGATTTTAATTTGTTTGTATAACTACCCACAAAAAACAAAAAGAATGTACGAGAAAGCGAATATGAAACACAAAAAAACAGATTGACAACAGATTTCCCATAACTTAACATTAATAAAACTATGGAGAATAATTATGGGAACACAAAAGAATATGCCAGATTTTTTTAAAGAAAAATTTGGATTCGAGACAACAAAAAAAGAGAGATCTAATTATGGAGTGATTCATTCACAATTAATCGAGTTTGATACTGCAAAGGAAAAGATTGATTTTTTAAGAAAAAAGATAAAAGAACATGGTCGTGCAATAAAATGGGCGAAAGACAATAAGTTTTGTTTACCTGGTTATCCTACATATGTATTGATGACTAAATATTTTTTAGAAAGATTGAAGAAATGTATTGTAATAAACGATAAAAAAAGGAGAAAAGAGATGATGAGTGATATTACACAAGAGTTCGTTGAAAAGTCGATCCAAGAAGAAACAGAAACTTTGGTTAGACTAAACAAGGAACTTACCACAAGCCAAAACTTATTGAAGTCTATTGATGATTACATCATGGCTCATAAAGATAGCAACCGAATAAACCAAGATACTAGACTCGCCTTGATTAACATTAAGTCTGATCTCAAATGCGATATTCATGGTTTACAAGAAACAATAGCAAAAATATAGGAGAAAGTAATGGAAAAGCAAAGCCAGGCACAAATGATATTTAATAAACTGTTACAGGGTAAAGAGTTAACAGTTTTAGATATGTCGCAAAGACCAATCTCTACTATGTATGGAGCTAGAAGAATACTAGATTTAAAAGAGTCAGGTGTTCCAATCCAAGATGAATGGGTAGAGTTACCAAACAATAAGAAAGTTAAGAAATACTTTTTAACCGATATGGATATTAAAAGAATTAAAAGGAAGTTAAGTGGCAAAAAAACCAAACAAAGAAACTAGAGAACATTATAAAAAGTTAGTTGAGTTTGGTTGTGTGGTTTGTGAACGAGAATATGGTGTATACTCCACCCCTTGTATACATCATATTACTGGGGCAGGTATGGGTAAAAAAAGTATTCATGCCTTGCCTTTGTGTCATACCCATCATCAGGGATCTGAGGGAATACATCACTTAGGCAACAAAGTTTGGGAAGAAAAATATGGTAGTCAAGAAGAACTACTACAATACATAAAGGAGAGGATATGACTTGGGATTACAGGGCAGAATGGAAAAGGAGATTAAACAAGATTATAAAATATCTAAAAGAAAAAGAAGTAAAAGTTATGAGGGTTGATTCTCACTCTTATACTGTGGATTTGATTTGTTCTTACAACAGAAAGATTACTCTTTTAAAATTAATTACTGATAAAGAAAACCAATATACATTAGAAATGGATATTTTAACTAAAAGATTTAGCCCAAACTACCATGTTATTAGTAATTTAAAACAAGCATTAGAGGTACTCTTGGGAGATGGAACTATTAAAACAAAAGACCCAGCAAAAAGTTTACATAAACATATGGAAAAAATAACTGTAGCTGAAACAACTAAAAAAGATATAGCATTTAATAAATTTATACAATGGAGTAGAACATGATAGAGATAGAAGATAATGTACCAGTTAGAGGTAATAGCAAATATTCTAAATATTTTGATATACTATATAAGATGAAGTCAGGACAAAGTTTCTTGACCGATAGTTATAGAGTAGTTGATGAAGTTAGGCACAAGGCTTGGGAAGAAAAAATCCCTGTATCTTATAGATCAATAAAAGAAACTGGTAAGCCATTAAAGTATCGTATTTGGAGAAAATAATGAAACTAGATTTACTTACCATTTTGCTACCAAAGTCATTAGATATGGGCAGTATTGGGAGTGGCAAGTCGCATGACTCGATAACACCCCAAGAAGTATCTACCATACTATCCTATGCTAATCTTGTTAAAGCCGAGCTCAATATTTTAATGGGAAAGTATTTAGAAGATGAATCAGCAACACATGATTTGATTAAATATGCTGAGTCTTTTCTTAAAAATGAAGATGAACTACCTGATTATTTTATTAAAAAGATAGCACACACAGCAGTTATAGAATTATTTACCGATACTACTTGTTTCTTTTGTAATGGAACAGGACAGGTGGTTTTTCAAGATAGTGTAGATAAGTGCTTACATTGTCATAATGGGATATTCGTGTGGTCGGACTTTTCAAGATCAGCTATCATGGGATTAAAAAAAGGAGTGTATATGAAAATTAAAAAAGATTATAAAGAACTAATAAAACATCTAATAGAGGTAGAGCAATCTGCATTAGAAAAACTGGGGGATTCATGAGTAGAATAAATAAAACCAAAAGAGAATTTTTAAGAGAGAATGAAATCACAGGTATGTTTACAAGAGATCAGATAAAACTTTTAGAAAGACACGATACAGGAGATGATCCTTATAGTAGTGGTGAATATCCTTGGTGTTGTTCTAATGCTTTAAAACTATTTCTTGTAGAAAAAGGAGATGATTACATAGAAAAACAAGAGATCCTTGTAAAGGAAAAAAGAAAAGAATATACCCAAAGGGCTTTTAATAAAATAGTTAGAGAACTAAACACTATAAGCACTATGTCTGATTTAAAAAACTGGGGAAATACTTTTGCTAAAGAATATGTTAGAGATATACCTGAATTTAGAGATGAGCTTGGACAAGAATACAAAAGAAAACTTAGTGAATTAGGTGATACATGAAAAAGAATTACTATTGTTATAGGGCTACAGTTGTATTCTCAGGAGCTGTTGGGGCAACTTCAGAAGAAGAAGCTATTGATAAGGTCGTCAAAGATAGCGAGAGATTGCCTGAAATAGTGTCATTCAAAGCAAGTGAAGTCAAAGTTAGAAAATTACAAAAGAAACCTGAGAAAGGATTGTACCATGATCCAAAGTATGAACTATGAAAATAAATGAAATATATAACGAAGATTGTTTGAAAACATTAAGGAAAATGAAAAATAATTCGGTTGATCTGGTTATTACTTCTCCACCATATAACATGAATTTACGAATAAGAAATGGAAAATATTGCTCAAGACAAATTGTAAAAGAAATTAGCACAAAATATACAGACTTTGATGATAATATGCCTATCGATGAGTATAATAAATTTCATTCAGAAGTACTAAGCGAATTAATAAGAACTAGTAGTTTAATTTTTTATAATATTCAAATTGTAACTGGTAGCAAGAGATCAGTATTTAAAATGATTGGAGAATTTTCGGATTATCTAAAAGATATTATTGTGTGGGATAAAGGAAATGCTCAACCAGCAATACAAAAACAAGTACTCAATAGGAGATCAGAACTAATTCTAGTTTTTGATAAAGACTATCCAATCAGTAGACAATATAGAGAAAAAGGCTGTTTTGATAGAGGAACTATTGATGACATTTGGCAAATTAAAAGAGCAAAAAACAAAGGGGAAGAATATCATGGAGCTACCTTTCCAGAACAACTAGTTGAGAAAATTATTATTAACTTCTCTAAAAAAGGTGATTTAATCTACGATCCTTTCATGGGAACAGGCACTACTGCAGTAGTCGCAACAGCAATGAACAGAAACTTTATTGGCAGCGAGATATGTGAAAAATATATAGAAATAGCAAATAATCGACTTAAAAAGTCTAACTTGTGTATGAACTATGAAAGTCATTGATTTATTTATTGGTGATGATGAGTTATTAAAAATTAATGGCTTTGATGATGCCATAATAGGTGTTGAAGAATCTGCCGAGAAGAAATTAATTTATGATATTGATAAGATTGCTGAAATATTAACAACAAGAGATCAAATGTCATATGAAGATGCCTACGAATATATTTCGTTTAATATCACTTCTGCTTATGTGGGTGAAAAAACTCCAATACTGGTAAAAACAGGAAAATTAGAAGATTTTATTTAAAATCGGATTCCATATGTACCTCAAAAATCCATTTTTATAGGTGTCCATAGGCAACCAGTCATGCCTAATTTACAACACGCTTTTCGCTATCAATTTGCTCGTTAGAATCGACTACTTCTGATTCTTCTTTCATTTCTGCATATCCTTTCATCTTTGGAGCAAAATTAGGAATAGTTTGCATTAAAGTGTTCAATTCAGCTATCAACTCATCATCAGATTTTTGGTTGGTGTTATCTACATTTAGATTAATAGTCTGGCTAGAGAAGTTTCCAAGTTCCAAAATTAACTTAGCTGTATTTAATCTGACAGCATCTTGTTCTGATCTTAGTAGATCCTGTAATACTGATATAGCCATACCTGAAGTTGAGGTTATTCTCTCCTCATTCTTTTCCCTTATCTCTTTTGTATATTTCTTTTTAAGATAAGATCCTTGCTGTCTTGGGCTTTTATCTTTAGACCACCCAGCTTTAATGGCAGACTGAGTTGCATTACCAGCAGTATCTCCCTCACAAAAAGCATCTATAAAAGCTTGTTCTTTTTCTTTATCTATTTTCTTAGGCATTTTTTTTCTCCAACCAAGATTGAATTGTGCCTGTTATATCAAAATCAGGCGTGTATGGAATTACTAAATCTTCACGATGTTTAATCCACGATTTATCTAATACTAATGAACCATCAATATCAGTTCCCTCATTATCTCCTGTCATGTGAGATACGATTGTAATTGTTTCATTATTTTCTTCTACAACAAATCCAACAGAAACACATTCAGCTAATTCTGTTTCTAGTTCATTGATATCTGTCCACCCTTGAGTAGGTGTTACAGCATCTTTCCAATGTAATAAAACAAGTTTAGTTGTCATTTTAGTTTCCTTAAAAATGTTAAATATTCTGCTCCTTCCTCGACTTCCCAAAATATCTTAATAAAGTCAGGGTGTGTGTCAGGTAATCTTGTATTAAATACTGCTACTGCACAGGGCGACATCATTTTATTGGGTAGGTTTAACATCTTAGCAAAGTTGTCATATTTTTTATATGAGCCTACTTGTACACAATGCATAACGATTTCAGAATCAGCATCTTTAACTGGCAGATAGCCACTAACATGAGTATGACCTGCCATTAATAAATGATCTCTTGAATTGAATAGGGCGTGTTTGACAATACCATGAGCTGTATTATACATACTATGTCCTTTAAAGTTATGTGAACAATTTACTCTTATATTGTGTTTAGGTAGTTTTAATTTGACTCTAATGTTGTGGGGTTGATAAGTTGTTTTAAGTGGTCTTGTAATCCATTTTAAAGGATCGCCATCTCCACTCCACATGTCATGGTTTCCAGCTACAATAAATAACCAGTTAGTGTATTTAACTAACCATTCTGTTAACTGCCAAGCCTGTTCTGCTGAAGTAGTTTGCTGTGCCCAAAGACCTTCTAGTTTAGTTCTTCTAGCCCAGTTGTTTTGTAAATCGCCTACATTACAAGCGTACATACCATCGGTTTCATTAACACAGTTTAAGTGTCTAATTACCGAAGGCATATCACAACCATCATCATCAATGTGAGGGTCGCCCATAATATACAAGCCAACAGGTTTATCATCATTTATTTTTATGTTTAAAAACTTTTCGTTATTTTCTCTATTTTCTTTTCTGTTAAAAGTGTCAACTCTTAACTTGACTAAATCTTCTGTTGCTATTTCCTCATCAGTAAAATCATTTTGCAATTCAAATCTTTTAGTTACTTTAGGTTTGTTTGTTTTTTTACCACAATCTCTACACTCATATCTTTGTGGTGTGCCAACAATATGTTTGTCTTTTCCTCGTTTTATAATGTGGGTTGATCCACAAGTAGGGCAAGTTAACATATTGCCTTCATCATCTAATTGAACTACCCCTACATTGGTAAAATTGCCACCATTATTATGTAGTGCCATAAACTTATTCCTTTGTTTGTTTAATAAGATATTCGAGATACCATTTGGCTTTCTCTAAATCTTGCACAGGAGTACCTTTATATGGAAAACGAGTAACATATTTAATTATGTTTCCACGAACATAATCCATTTCCCAAGAACGAATGTACTCGATTGTTTCAATACCCTTTGTATAATGTGCAGGGTGATTAATATTGTCTATCTTCTTTTTCTTCATCTATCTTTTCAAGTATATGTTCCCATGGTATAGGAATATATTCATTATCCCATGTTATACCACCATATAGATAGTCTTGTCTAGTTTCGAGTTTGCCTTTGATTCTAAACAATGCTTGATTATCAATAGATTTGATAGCTTTTATGATTTTCATTTCACGATTTGTGAAAGGAATATTCATACTCATAACTAACTCCAGGTTAATAATTTTATACAAATTAAAACGATTAACACTATAGCTAGAAGCTCAAAGATGCTAACTTCAGGCTTCAAATATTTAGTTTTTATTTTATAAAAAAACCAATTAAAAAATTCAGGTTTAACAGTAATAACAACTCCTATTAGCAACGCCAATAGTAGTGCTTCTTGTATCATTGTGATAGAGGATTATCCGACCTTGCTTTCATCTCATTAACTTTAGCATTTAATACTGCTATCTCAGCTTTGTTAATGGCAATGTCTGCTGTCAAGGGTTTAATGTCTACTGACTGTCTAGCTTCCAATACTTCTACTCTTTGAATTAATTGTCCTTGATAGACAAACAATCCACCTAGAGTAATAACTAAACCAATAGCTCCTGTGATTACTTTAATATCCACGAATCCTCCTTAAATGTTCTTCTGCTCTTATAACTTCATCAACACTCTGTTGAATGTTTGCTTGATGTTGTGCCATAGAGTTGTTGTAAATATTTTGATTCTTAGCATATATATCTCGCAAATCAACATATTCTCTTTGGTCATTATAATTACCTCCATCAATAACTAATTGATTATTAAATATATTATTGTTGGTTTGTCCATAATTGTCTAGTGAAATATTACTTTCCATAGCTTTTGCCACAATAAGAGAAGTAGCAATAAGCCTTTGATCTACTCGTTTGAGTGTTTCATTGACTTTTTTTTCTATAGATTCTATTGAAATAGTTTGAGTATCTGCTCTAGTGTTTCCTTGATCCCTGCCTTCTTCCACCTCAGTATCTCGGCCTTCGAGGGTTTCTTCTCCTTCAGCAACTGTCTCAGTTCCTCCATTTCCTGATTCACTTCCTCCTGTTTCTGTTTCTCCGACAGTTTCATCAGTTACTTCTTCCTCAGCAACAGTTGTACTTTCTGTACTACTACTATTAGAAACTGTTTCAGACTCGCTAGATACATTAGAGTTTTCTGTTGT